AGGCGGTTCAGCATGTAGACGATGAGGACGCCAAAGACCGCGTTGAAGAGGATGGAGATGGTGGTGGGGTGAGCGGAGTAGCGCACCCGCTCCATCTGGATCACCCAGTAGCAGTTAATGGGTGTGAGGATGCTGCCGAGGAGCACGGAACGCCAGGTAACGGCTTTGGAGAACGCCTTTGGGCCCTCCTCTGGGGCCCCGGGCTGGCCCTCCAGAAGCACAAGCGGTCCGGCGCGAAGCTTCTCCCTCCCAACTCCTAGCTCCGGCCGCTCATCGCTCATTTCTACTCCGAACCTCCCAAGGTGAGGTCACCGAACTGCTGTGGGTCCAGAGTGGGGACGATGCCCGTCCCCCAGCCCAGACCCTCGCCGGGGGAGCTGCCCTCCGCGATCTCGGCTCGGAAGCTGAAGCCAAAGGTGAGGCCCACGCGCGCCTGCATCCCCAGCTCACTCCAGGGTAGGGCCAGCGTGTAGGTCCCAAGCCCGTCCCGCCAGCTCCACGTGGCCTTGGCACCAGGCAGGCCATGTCTCTCCGGATGGGCGGAGTAGGCGGCCGACACTGAGGCGCCGCTAGGCTCGGACGAGGGCTGAGCGGTTACGAGGATCCAGGGGGAGTAGGGGAGGTGGAGCCCCGCCGGGTCGATGGCGACCTGGAGGCTGTCCACGGCTCCAGCGCCCGCGCGCGGGCCCGGGGCCGCCGTCCGGCGATCCACGGCGCGCACCTGGAGATAGAGGTTCTCATCGTCCCAGACCACACGGCCCGTGACTCCGGAGAGCCGGCCTGCCACGGCGCCTCGTGCCACCACCACATAGGCGTCCTCCCAGCCCTTCAGCGAGCCGTCCACGACTGGGGGCTGCGGGCGGCGCGGAGCGGTGAGGAAGGTGAGCTGCCGGGCCACCTTCGTCCGGTAGCCCTGGAAGGTCTGGGCGGTCGCCTCGAAGCGGTAGGGGACGTCGGGCGCGATGCCGTCGGAGATGACGGGGATGGTCACCTCGGCGCTCCTGCCCGGACCCAGTTCCGGCGTCATCCCGGAGACCACGTTCTGAAGGAAGCGATCCTTGTTGGTGATCGCGGCTCGCACCCTCAGCGGCCGCTGCTTCAGAAGGTTGCGTACCCATACCTTCACGGAGCTGCCGACCGGGTCCGGCTTGATCGCTACGGCCAGGGGCGGCGTCACCTCCGCGACCAGGTCACCCGTGGCAGCAGCCCCAGAGACCAGAAAGGTGGCTCTGAACCGAACTAGGCCGCCAGCCCTTGTCGCGGGGAGCGCGCCGAGCTTCAGGTACGCCTTGGCCCCCCAGGGCGGAACCTCGCCGGTCCACGCCTCGGGATCGAGGGTAACGCCCGCCGGTAGGTCGGCGGAAAGCATGGCCTGGGTCCGCTTGCGCCCCGGAGGCGTGATCGTGATCTCCACGACTAGGCCCTTCTCCCCGGGCCCCACCTCAAGCCGAGATGGCTTCACAAGCAGGCGGGCGGGCTGCGGGGCCGCCTTGGGAGCGCGCTTCGTCACCGGGGCGCGGGAGGCGGTGGCCGGCCTCGCCGCCTTGGCGTAACTGGGGAGCAAAAGCAGCATAAGCGCGATCGCGGTCCCAAGGGCAGCGGCGCTGCCAAGGCGCGGGCCGCCTGCTCCCGTGCTTCCGGGGGACCGGCTGATGATGAGAGGGTAACGAGTCATGCGAGGCACACTAGAGTCTTCGCGCAGGCAAGGGCCCCACTCCTTCTGGTGTAGGGGCATCTTGGCAGCTGACCCAATGGGCCGCCTGCGGTCTGTTGACACCTTAGTGGCCTCCTGCTAGCATATCGAAGGGATTGGCACTCCCTACTGCTGAGTGCTAATCCGCGCTCTGCGCGAGGCGAATCCCGCCGGGCGGATGGGCGGGGCACCACGGGTCTTCGTGGCTAGCAGGCAGGCCTTCTGGGCCCGCCTCCGGGGCAGGCCAACGCGCAGCAGCTATCTCTTGGGGAGGTGACACACTTGATCAAACCGTTGGGCGACAAGGTAGTCGTGAAGGCGACCGAGGGTGAGGAGACCACCGCGGGCGGCATCGTCCTGCCGGATTCCGCTAAGAAGAAGCCCCAGGAGGGCGAGGTCGTGGCCGTGGGTCCAGGCCGGGTGCTGGACACTGGTGAGCGCAAGCCCATGTCTGTGAAGGTGGGCGATAAGGTTGTCTACGCCAAGTATGGCGGCAACGAGGTAACGGTGGATGGTCAGGAGCTCGTGATCCTCGACGAGGATTCCATCTACGCCATCAAGGGCTAACTCGCGCGGCTGCCGAGGCACCCTCACCGCTGGTGGGGCGCGCGGCCTCGGGGCCAGTATGCGTATCGCAGGCTAAGACTTCAGGGGCTCCGTGTGCGGGATAGTGGGCCGCCACCGGGCGCCCGAGCAGGTTCGCGCGAGAGCGTGACTTCAAGGAGGTAGTGTAACTGATGGCAGCCAAGATGCTGGCTTTCGATGAGGAGGCCCGGCGCGCTCTTGAGCGGGGCGTCAACGCCGTCGCTCAGGCGGTCAAAGTAACCCTGGGACCTCGCGGCCGGAACGTCGTCCTGGACAAGAAGTGGGGCTCCCCCACGATCACCAAGGACGGCGTGACCGTTGCCAAGGAGATCGAGCTCAAGGACCCCTACGAGAACATGGGCGCCCAGCTCCTTCGCGAAGTGGCCTCCAAGACCAACGACGTGGCGGGTGACGGTACCACCACCGCGACGGTGCTGGCGCAGGCTATCGTGAACCAGGGCCTTAAGGTGGTGGCGGCGGGCGCGAACCCGATGGCCATCAAGCGCGGCATCGACCTGGCGGTCGAGGCGGCGGTTGAGGAGATCAAGAACCTGGCGATTCCCGTGGCGGGCCACGAGGAAGTGATGAACGTTGCCTCCATCGCCGGCAACGATGCCGAGATCGGCAAGGTCGTGGCTGAGGCCATGGACAAGGTCGGTAAGGACGGCGTCATCACCGTTGAGGAGTCCAAGGGCCGCGATACCTCCCTGGAGGTCGTCGAGGGCATGCAGTTCGACAAGGGCTACATCTCGCCCTACTTCGTAACCGACCCCGAGAGGATGGAGGCTGTCCTCGAGGATCCGATCATCCTGATCCACGAGAAGAAGATCGGCGCCGCCGCCGACCTGATTCCTCTGCTGGAGAAGGTCGCCGGCGCCCGCAGGCCGCTCCTGATCATCTCCGAGGACCTCGAAGGCGACGCGCTGGCCACCCTGGTGGTCAACAAGATTCGCGGAATCCTGAACTGCGTGGCCGTGAAGGCCCCCGGCTTCGGCGATCGCCGCAAGGCCATGCTGGAAGACATCGCGATCCTCACCAACGGCAAGTTCATCAGTGAGGACCTCGGCGTGAAGCTGGAGAACGTGGACTTCTCCATGCTGGGCCAGGCGAAGAAGGTTACCATCACCAAGGAAGAGACCACCATCGTTGAGGGTGCGGGCTCCAAGGACGCCGTGATGGGCCGGATTAGCCAGATCAAGAAGCAGATCGAGGACACCGACTCCTCCTACGACCGCGAGAAGCTGCAGGAGCGCCTGGCGAAGCTGGCCGGCGGTGTTGCGGTCATCAAGGTCGGCGCCTCCACGGAGACCGAGCTCAAGGAGAAGAAGCACCGGTTCGAGGATGCTCTCTCCGCGACCCGAGCGGCCGTTGAGGAAGGCATCGTTGCCGGCGGCGGCGTGACCCTGGTGGCGGCCGTGAAGGCGCTGGACAAGGTAAAGCTCGAGGGTGACGAGAAGATCGGCGTCAACATCGTGCGCGCCGCTCTGGAGGAGCCCCTCCGCCAGATCGCCGAGAACGCCGGGCTGTCCGGCGCGGTGGTGGTGAACACGGTCAAGGGCCTGAAGAAACATCACGGCCTGAACGCGCTCACCGAGAAGTACGAGGACCTGGTGAAGGCCGGCGTGGTGGATCCCGTGAAGGTGACCCGCTTCGCCCTGCAGAACGCGGCCAGCATCGCCAGCCTGGTGCTGACCACCGAGTGCCTCGTGGCCGAGAAGCCCGAGAAGCAGGCTCCCCCGGCCGGCGGCCCTGGCGGCATGGGCGGCGGCATGGGCGACTACGACATGTAGCGTTAACCCCCTCTCGGAGGTCCCGATTTCACGCTCATGGGACCTCCGAGAGGCCCCCAAAACCACCGGGGGCGCTCCCGCTACAGCTACACCTACAGCTACATTCCGGTGGGGCTGCATCGCCAGGTCTCCTCTTTGCTCTCCAGCCAGCGCCTCAGACTAGCGACCGTTACCAGCACCCGCCGCCCCTCCTTGACCACCGGCAGCTCCTGCCGCTCCACCGCCTTCCGGAGCGTCTGGTAGCTCAGCCCCACGGACCGTGCCGCGTCCTCAATCCCCATGGCCAGCACCGGGGCATTGCTCACTCCGCTGCCTCCTTCAGTGCCGCCTTCGCCGCATCCCACGCCTCGTCGAGGGTGGGGAAGCTGCCAGGCTCCTCCTCAAATGGCCCCTCGCTGCACCACCACCTGCCGGCGAGTGTGCCCCAGATTCTGACTTCGCCGCACCAGAAGCGGTCTGCCCCCGCCACCATCTCCCGCAGCCGTGCGACCTCTCCTTCCAGCGCCACGATGGTGTCGCGCTGGGTGTCCACGTCCGAGAGCGTCTCGCGGAGGGCTAAGCGAAGAACTATCTGCTGATAGGTCTCCAGGTCCCTGTTCTGCGGGTCCATCTGCCGTGCGACTTCCCACGCCTGGGTGTCGGTCAGCGTCCGCCACTGCCTATCCATGGTGCCGTACCTCCCTCACTACCGGCCCTCCGTTGGCGCGCAGCCACTGGATCAGGTGCTCGTAGCGCCCCAGCCAGCCCTCCGGCCGGTGGTGGTACTCCCACATCGCCAGGGCGCCCACGCTCTGCAGCTCATCGCGCACGATGGCATACACGCCCATCTCCGCGAGCCTCGCTTGGGCCTCGCTGGGCTTGCTGGTGCGGTCGTGCGTCTTGACCTCCTGGCCGACCAGGATGCCGCCCCAGGCCGGGTGAGCGAACAGCAGGTCCGGCACTCCCTGGGTGACGCCAGCGCCGCCCCCGCGCGTGTAGTTGCGGGCCTGGCGGCTGGTGCTCAGCACCTCATAGGGGGTCTGCAGGCCGTTGTTGATGGCGTCCCAGGTGCTGAGGATGCGCCTCTGTACGGCGTCTTCCCGCTCGGTCACGACTCGCGACTTGCGGGGCTTCGTGAGGGTGCTCACGGCGTCACCTCTGTCTCTGGCTGCTCTCTGGCCGCGTCCCGGTCTGCTGAAGTGGGCTCAATCCATCCATTCTCGTAGTCAAGCGCCTTGTTGTGCTCGCGGATCGCCTTCTTGGTGAGAGGGTTAGGCTTGCCCCAACGGGCTCTGCCGTATTGCCTTGTCCGCTTCATGCCTCCACCTCCAGCGGCAGCGTGGCCGCCTTCCGACTCTTGCGGCTGGCGGCCTTGTGGCTGGACTCCAGCGCGGCCTCTGCCGTTTCGCAGAGGAGGTTCGAAGTCTGGATGATGGCCGCAATCTTCTCCCGAGCCCCAGGATAGGGCAGCAGCTCCCGCCAGCCCTCCAGCACCGCGTACTCGACCCCACGGCCGAGCTTCACGGCCGCCACCACCGCGTGCTTGGCGCGGGTCCAGCGGTGGTCGAAGCTCCGGGGGTCCACCCGCGTTCCGGCGGGCTTGGCGGTGTCGGTGGGGGCCTCGGGTGCGCCTCCCTCGGGCCAGGTGTAGGGCTCTCTCTGCTCGCTCATGCCGTCCCCTCCCTCAGCGGACAGTGGGCGCAGGGGCCGACTCGCTCGGCCAGCACACGCTCCAGGTTGGCGCGGTACTCAGAGGAGGGCATCCGGAGCCCGGACTCGTAGTGCTTGATGCTATCCTCCGAGGCCAGGCTGATCTTGGCGAGCTGCGGGCGGGTCAGTCGGGCGATGACCCGCAGTCTCTTGAGGCGCCTCCCGTAGGCGACCGCCTCGGGGTCCTTCTGTGGGCGGTTCATCGCGGCTCCTCCGTCACGATCCGATACTCGTAGCGCCCACGGCCGGCGCAGCGGCTCTCCACGCGATAGCCGTGGCTCCGCAGGTCCGCCACTCGGCTGTGGACCATCACGCCCAGGCGCTGGTAGAGGTTGGCGCACCAGTCGCCGGGGCTCGCCTTCAGGACGGCCAGCAGCCGGTGGCAGTGGGTCCCCGGGCGCGGCCAGGTATGGTCTCTCATCTCGGCATCTCCAGCCTGCGGCCCTCCTGGTGGCAGGGGTCGCACTGCGTCAGTTGGCGCTGGGCGCGCCAGGTGTAGTCTCGCTGGTGCCAGCGGCGCCGGTGGCCGGTCTCGATGGGGCGCCGGAACTCGTGGCCGATCCGCAGCACCCCCTCGGGCGCCACCAGCATGGCACGCCGGCAGGTGAGGCAGAGCGGAGGGCAGGAAGAGGCGTCGTGCCAGGTGGGGATGAGGGCGCTGGCGGGCAGCACGTCCTGCGGGCGCATCACATAGCCGCCGGAGCCCTCGCGGCGGGCCGGGAAGCGTCCGGACCGGATGCCTGCCAGCACCGAAACCGGGTCTGCTCCCAGCGCCGAGGCCAGCAGTGGAGTCGTCCAGAGCCCGTGTCCTTCGGTCCGGTGGGCGGCAGACCAGTATTCGGCCCTCGCCTCTGGCGTCCAGACGCGCTCTAGCAGCAGCCGATAGGGGCCGGCCGGGACCTTCGCCAGGTCGAGGCGCTCCGGGTGCTGGGTTAGGAACTCTCGCAGGGGCTCCGGGTAGATGAGCACTCCCGGCACGTAGCCTCCGCGCCCCTCCCAGGGTCGGCACCGCAGCAGGCCCTCCCGCACCCAGCCCTTGACGGTCGAGGCGTCCACCCCGAGGGCTCGGGCGATGACCGGCACCGTCAGGGCCTGCGGCTGCCGGGGCTTGGTGCTGATGCCCAGGCGCGCCATCCGAACCCTGATGGCCGTCGCTCCGCGCTCCAGGTGCAGGGCGATCTCGGTCGGCGGGTAGAGGCCCGCCAAGTTGCGGAGCTGCTGCTCCTCGGCGGGCGTCCAGTGCCGGGGCTGGCGGTGCAAGCCCATCCGTCCGAGGCGCGCCTTCACGGACTGCTCCCGCACTCCTAGCTCCTGGGCGATGTCGCGGTAGGGCATGCCGGCGTCGAAGAGTTCCCGCAGGCGCTCGGGGTGGATGAGGACGCGGCTCATAGGTTCACCTCCTCGAGGGATAGCTGACCTTCGATCTCCTCCGTCCTCCGCCGCTTCAGCACCCGCCCGTTGGCGGCCGCCTGACAGCGCGTCCGGCTCATCTCGGCATACTCCGGCGACAGCTCGATCCCGGTTCCGTTGCGGCCCAGCAGCAGCGCCTCCGCAGCAGTGGTGCCGGTCCCCGAGAAGGGATCGAGCACGGTAGCGGGGACCGGAGAGCCGGCGTCACAGGTGCAGGTAGGAGCCCATGCTCCGGTCAGATGCCGGACCGTAGGCGTCCGCCCGTGGTAGTCGTCAAAGGGGTGCTGTCCCTCGGGGTGCCGGGTCCGCTTCGGCGGGCGCACACCCTCGCGGTTCCCCTCCACTCGCGCCCACGGTGCCCCGCACTCAGGGCATACGCCGGCCTGGCTCGTACCCGCTAGGATGCAGCGTCGGGGCAGCTCCGGAGGGAAGGCGGCGTAGTGCTCAAAGGGGGACGCCTCGGAGCGGATGCTCCACACGTCGCGGGCGTTGCGTGTAGGCCCGTCATAGCAGACCTCTTCGCGGTCCGGCCTATGAGTGGCGGTGTTACCGGGTTGGAGCACCTGTCCACGGGCAGAGGCGGTGCGCCTGAAGCTGGCCGCCGTTCCGTGGTTCCCGCCTGCCGATGGCTCCGCGATGGCCCAGCGGTCGTAGAAGTATCGCTCTGCCTTCGCCAGCAGGAAGATGTGCTCGTGGCTGCTGGTCGGACGATCCGTCTGGCTACCCGGCATACAGGTCGGCTTCTGCCAGATGATGTCAGAGCGCAGCCACCACCCGTCCGCCTGCAACGCTAGGGCGAGGCGCGCGGGCATCAGCAGGAGGTCTTTCGGCTTGAGGCCAGGCAAGGGCATCCTGTTAGGCTGAATCATGGGGCCGATGCCCGCCGTGTGCTTGGGGCTACCGTCGCGGGTGCCTCTGTAGCCGGCCCAACGCTCTCCCTGCTCTCCTCCGCCTGGGCACTCGCCCACGCGGCCGGCACCAGTGGCGTAGGAGTCCCCGCAGTTGAGCCAGAGGGTGCCGTCCTTCCGCAGCACGCGCCGCACGGCCTGGAATACCTCGACCATGTGCGCCACGTACAGGTCCGGCGTCGGCTCCTGGCCGAGCTCTCCGCGCCAACCGTCCGCCCACACCTGCGGCTCTGTGTTGTACGCCCGAAGGCCCCAATAGGGGACGCTGGTCACGCAGCAGTGGACCGACTCCGCCGGCAGGGTAGCCAGCTGCTCGCGCACGTCGCCCTCGAGGATCTGGTAGGTAGCCGTCACAGCCCCACCTCCAGGCGCTCCAGCCGGCGGACCTGGCGCAGCAGGTGGCTCCAGGGGCGCTGCGCCTTCCAGAGCCGGCACTCCACGGCGATCCAGGAGCGGGCCCGTCGCTTGCGAAAACTGTGTGCTCGGTTCTTCATCGTCTCCTCCCGTGCGACAGCCAGGCTCGGCGGCTGGGGATGCGGGCCAGCAGTTCTCGAAGGCCGCGCTCTGTGAGGTCCTGCACGCGCTCCACACCCCAGCAGAGCCGCAGGTAGTCGGGCGTGTCGGCCCAGAGGGTCCGCAGGGCCTCCTGGGCCTCCTCCTCGGCCGCGCGGCGGGGGTCGATGGGCTCGGGGGCCGGGGCGGACTCCTCGGCGGGGAAGTAGCGCTCGATCAGGGCGTGGGCCTCATCGCCGGCGAGGGTGAGGGTGCGCTCTCCGGCCTGTAGGGTCAGGGTGTCAGGCATGGCAGAGGCCCAGCTTCCTGAGCACGCGGCGACCGACTCGGCGGATCCGCTTGTAGTAGTGGGGATGCTCGGCCTTCAGGGGCCGCACCCTCCGGACTCCCAGAGGTCTGAGTGCTCGTGTCATCGCTGAACCCTCCGGACCTTCGGGGACGCTGGCCAGCGCAGGCGCAGCGTGTGGCCGAGGCGGATCCGCTCGCGGGTCGTGTTGCGGCCCTGGCGGCGCGCCTCCCAGTCCACGACCTGGACGGAGCGCAGGTGGTCTTGCAGGGGGAGCGGTAGAGTCCTAGGCATGGCGGGCCTCCTTCGCCGCGAGGGGACGGATGCGGTGGTCGGTGATGCTGGCCGGCACGGTGTAGATGCGAGGCTCTCCGTCCTCTCGGCGGCAGAGGCCACTCAGGCGGGAGAAGAGGGCGGCGCCAGCCTCGACGTAGCGGCCCTTGAGCGCCGTCATGGGCACGTTGCTGGTGATGATGAGCCCCCCGCCGTGAGCCATGCGGTGGTGCAGAATCTCCAGCAGGTGGTCTGCCTCCAGCGCCTTGGGCCTCACTAGCGCGTAGTCGTCTAGCACCAGCAGCCGGGAGCGGTGCAGGGACTCCAGCAGGGAGCGGGAGGCGCTGTCTCGGTCCTCCTGGCGACGTACCTCCTCGAAGAGCTCCGCGAAGAGTTCGTGGCTGTAGCGCATGACGGCGCGTTGCCCTCGGTCCAGCACGGCGTTACAGGCCGCCGCGGCCAGGTGGCTCTTGCCGGTCCCGGTGGGGCCGTCCAGGTAGAGGGCGCCCTGGGGGTGCTCCGACATCAGCCGAACGTCGGCCATGATGGCCCGCATGGCGCGGTGCTCCACGCGGAAGTTGGCGAAGGTGCAGCCGGCCAGGATCTGGCTGATGCGTGAGTCTAGCCGGAGTTGCGCGGCGTCCGAGGCCTCGCGGGCCTCGCGGCGGGCCTGGCGCTGCGCCTCGATCCGCTCGGTCTCCCGCAGGGCCGCTTCCGCCTCGTGGAGGCACTGGTCGCGCAGCCAGTTGTGGCCCGCCTCGCGCCAGGGCATCCGGCAGCCCTCGGAGCAGAGCCAGTCCTCGGGGCGGGTGGGGCTCAGGACTCGGGGCCTGACCGGGAGGTTGCGGAAGCTGAGGCGCTCGAAGTCAGTCGCCATCGTAGGCCTCCTGGTTACGGCGGGCCCGCGCCATGAACTCCTCGTGGTCGCGGTCGGCCTGGGTGAGGGCGGGAGCGGGGGCCTGCGACCGTGGGCCCACGGGGATGCTCTGGGTTACCCGTACCGGAAGGGGATGCTCGGTCCAGAGGCACTTGTTGAGCCAGGTGGCGGGCATGTGGATGTACTGGCCGCCGTCGTTCGCCCAGAACTGCGAGTTCTTCCAGCGCTCCAGGCCGTCCATCAGGTCCTGGAAGTCCTGGGCCGAGGTGTCGGGAGACAGGGGGTTCTCGGGGTGCTTGGCGAGGCGCTGCCACCTCCTCCAGGCCGTGAGTCGGTCGCCCTTGCGCATGCTGCGGGGGTAGGCCGCCCAGAACTGCTCGAACCGCTCGGAGGTCGAGGGTGTGGCGCGGGCGGGCTTGGCGACGGCGGGTACGGTTCCCCCTGCACCCCCTCCGGGTTGGGGTCTAGTCTTTCTCTCCTTGGTTCTGGGTGTAAGAGAGTCTTTAACCCCCCTACCCCCCACGACGGAACTTCTCACATTCTCACATTCTGAGAAGTTGGAGGGCTCTTCGGGGCTGAACTTCTCAGAATCTGAGCACCTGGAGGACTCTTCCGGGTCTGAACTTCTCACATTCTGAGAAGTTGGGGCCTCTGCGGATGCCTCCAACTGCTCAGATTCTGAGAATGTGAGATTCTCAGAATCTGAGAATGTGAGATTCTCAGAATCTGAGAATGTGAGATTCTCAGAATCTGAGAATGTGAGATTCTCAGAATCTGAGAATGTGAGATTCTCAGCTAGCTGGTACTCGCGAAAGCGTCCTCGGCGACCTTCGACGATGGTTCCGCGCCCCATGCCGAAGGCCACCCCAACACTTACCGTGTTGCGCGTCATGCCGGACTCCTCGCAGATCTCCAGGGCAGTGAGGGGGCCCCGGCGTTGAAGCGCCAGGGTCACCCTCATCTCCGCGTTTTTGAGGTCCCTCAGAGGGGCCCCAGGGGTCGTGTCGTGCATGGGCCTACTCGTTAACGAAGGGGTCTGGGTTGTCGATCTGGGCCTGCAGGGCGTCGATCAGGTCCAGGGCGCGGAGCTCGGTGAGGTGCTCAGGAGTGGCGGAGCCGTACTTGCTCATCAGGGAGGCCACCGCCACGTCGTCAGCGCCCAGTGCCTTCCAGGCATCGACCTTCTTGGTCAGAGTGGCCAGGGTGGAGGCGGTGATGCGCGCTGAAGGGTCGGAGGAGCTGACGACGGGTTCGGGGGCGGGGGCCTCGGCGGCCCTGCCTGCGGTCTTCACCTGAGCCGCCGCGGCTGACTTCTGATGCTTGGGGCATAGGCTCTTGTGGTAGGCCGTCTGGCTGTAGTTGGCCTGGCCCTGGGTCAACTCGGCGCCGCAGGTCTCGCAGGCCATCTTGGGGGACGGCTCCGGGGCGGCGATGCTGTACTGGGCGTCGATGACGGGCGGGCTGGGGACCTCGCCCGCGTCCAGCTCCTCCTTGGTCACCAGTCCGTTGATGGTGAACTGGCGCTTGAGGACGAACACCTCCGCGACCTTCTGAATCATGGCGGAGGGGTACTTGCTCCAGACGGGGCTGTTGCCCTTGTACTCCTCGAAGTCCACGAAGCAGATCTGGGGGCGCCGGCCGCGACGGTCACAGCGGGCCCAGGCTCCCAGGATGGCGCCGCGCTTGGCGCCCATCCGGTGGGTGATGCTGTACTCTGAGGCGTCGATCGAGAACTCATCGCCCTCCCGCACCACGAAGGACAGCAGGCCCTCGTAGTCGGGATGGTCCTGGGCGACCTTCAGGTAGCCGTCCCGGCTGCACATGATGAGGGCCGGGTCGTTCTGGTTGCGCTTGACGCACCAGATCTCTTTCAGCAGCGGGTCCAGTCCGTAGTTGTTGGCCATGTGGACCAACAGCCGGAACTCCGCGTCCGTGGAACCCTTGGCGACCGTCGCGTGGATGAGCTCATAGTCTTCCCGAGGCACCTGACGCACCACGGGGGCGTAGCTGGTAGCGACCAGCTCAGCAGCGGTTCCCATCAGCGTATCTCCTCCTCCGCGAAGGCGCGCTCAACCAGCTCCTCGGCCTCGCTGTACATCACGTCTCGCGCCAGTCGGTCCAGCGCCTTCGGGTCCCAGGTCTTCAGGCTCGGCACGCGAGGCCGGAACCGCAGCTCCAGGGTCTTCAGCACAACCACCACCCCGACCAGGGGCAGCACTTCCTCCAGCAGAAAGGTCCCCATCACTCCCTCCTCAGCTCTACCGAGAAGTCGGTGTGCTCCGGGACGAAGACCGTGCCCTCCGGGACCTCGCCCTCCGCGCCCTTGAACCAGGACGCCAGGGCGCGCTTGTTGGGCTCCTCCTTGGTGCGGATCAACTCGTCGCCGTAGCCCTGGGCGCGGGCCCACTCGCAGAAGGCCTCCGGGTCGGTCACGTCCAGCTTGGCGGGCGCCTGCCGGAGCTTCAGCGTGCCGTAGGGCAGGGGCAGGCTCTTGCGTCCGTCCGGCAGGTTCGCGAGGGCGAAGGTCCTCAGCGGCTCCTTGGAGGCGGCGTCGAGCCAGTTCAGCATCTGGCGGTAGGTGCGGGTGACCTCTTCCTGGCGCTCCTGCAGCCGCCGGATCTCCTCGGTGAAGGGGGCCGACAGGGCGTCGAGGGCCTGTCGCAGGCCGGACATGCGGCGCAGGATCCGCACAGCGTCATTGGAGTCCGCCACGACGAGGGAAGGCGGGTCGCAGGTGCCGTCCACCAGGCGGTCATGGTCCTCGAAGGCCTGCGCTGCCGTCTCCAGGTCCTCGCTCCAGAGCCGGGCCACTATCTCTTCCAACTGCTCGTCTTGCTGGTCGGTGTACTCGCTCATGGCTAAGCCTCCCGAGTGACGCGCTCAAGCGGCGCCACGGGAATGTTGGTCACGAGGGTGATCTGGAGTGGGTGCCGGCGTCCGTGGCGCTCGACCGTGACTAGGCCGTTGTCCTCCAGCTCTCGGAGGCGCTCGTAGAGGGTGACGTGCCCGACGCCGAACTCTAGCGCCAGCTCTCGCATGGGGTAGCCGGCTTCGGCTTCCGCGCGCCTAAGCTGCGCCAGGTGGTTCCAGAGCGCCACGGCCTGCATGGACAACACCCTCAGCCATCCGCGCTCTACGAGCAGTCGGTACATGGGATCCACCTCCTCAAAGCTTTCATCCATCGGGCCTGCCCTGTCTGTTCGGAATAGCAAACAGACTATTGATCGCTTAGCACCCTACTGTTCTACCCGACCCCGGATCCTCCTTGTGCCCCTAGTGGATGGTTTTGCTGGCCGCTTTGTCGGCAGGTTGGAAGGGCTGCGGTCGCGTGCAGCAGCGGTCTATCCAGGCCGGGTGCAGGCCCAGCACCTGGGAGAGCAGGTACGCCCTCGTCTTGAGCTCCTTGGGGCTGCCCACGTACAGGTGGGGCGTGATCTGCCCCAGGGCGCGGGCGGCGTTGCGGCGGATGCGAAGGGTCGCCATCACAGAAGCCCCCCTCTTTTGGCGTGGGCCAGGTGGCCGGCGCGGGCTCGGGTGCGAGTCAGCAGCTCCTGCTGGCGCTTCAGGCCGGCCTGGTGGACCTTGACGGCCTCGGCGACGGCGTATACGCGAACCGGCTCCTCCTCGTAGCAGGCCTTGCAGAGAGTGACGGCCGGGCTCATCGCGCGCTCCGGGTAGAGGGCGACGGCGCGGGCCTCGGTCTCGGGGTCCAACTCGGCGCCGCAGACGCGGCAGGGGACGGTGCCGCTCATCGGGCACCTCCTGTACCGTACCGAGCCTTCCGGCAATCGCGGAGCAGCCACTCGCAGTCGTCGACTACCTCCTCAGCGGTACCTGCGAGGCTACCGTCCAGGTCGCCCGCCGTGCTGAGGGCCTCTTGGGCCCGTTTGAGGGAGTAGAGAGCGCTGCCGAGCGAGCAGATGGCCCTGTCCAGTTCGGCCATGTCCTGGTCGCTCATCGGGCCACCCCGCGGTGGACGGCGAAGGGGCGCGCGTCAGGCTCCGGGTCCTCGGTGAGGCAGCAGGCCAGGCAGTGGTAGAGGGTGGTGCGGGGCAGGAAGATGCCGCCGTACATCTCTCCACGCTGGATGGGGGCGCCGCAGTCCCGGCAGGTGTGGGGCGTGCGGGCCCGCTCCGCGAAGAGGCGCTGGTGGTAGCCCTGGGGGCGAGAGGTGAGGACCTCTCGCGTGCGGCGCCAGAGCTGCTGGTTGCGAGTGACCTGGGGGGTGGGGCTGGCGAGGCAGATCATCGCAGCCCCGCCTTCTGCCGAGCCACGGCCTGGGCGCGGAGCATCTGAGCGTCCTGGTCGAGGGCCGCGCCCACCAGACCGTAGGCCATCGCGCCGACGGTGAGGGCGACGAGGAACCAGCCGAGGAGGTCGAAGGTGCGTCGGCTGGACGCCGGTGCAGGTTTGTGTCCGTCAGGTTGCTTAGACGTGGCACATTGGGGTACAATACGGGATGGAGACATTCGAATGTCCTCCACAGGCCCCGTGCCGTCGCTCGCTCCGGGAAGAATGATCGGCGGCCGGGGTTCCTCTTCTTGGGGGCTCAGTTACCCCTCTTGCGGCTCCTCAGCCTTGGGCAGCAGGTGCGTCAGCCCAAACTTCGCAGCCTCAGCGTCTACCCAGTCCTTCGCGGCTTGCTCGTAAACGTCGCCCTCGTCCACCTCGTAGAGCTTGGCGATCATGGCGGCGACGGTCTTGTAGCCGTTGGAAATGGGCATGGAGTAGCGCTTCCGGTTCTCTGAGCCAGTGGCACGCCGTTGAGGCTTTGGCATGATTGACCCTCGGTCACGTTGAACACTAGACCTGGGGGCTGGTGTTGCTACAACCATGGCTGGCTCCCGTTGCGCGGGGAGGAACAGAGCCGGTGTCCCTCCCCGTGGCTCATGTGTAGTGGGTGCCCGATGCACCCTACACCCCATATATACCATATGCGTGGAATGTGCGTCAAGCGGTTTCTGGGGTGTTTCTGGATCCGATTCCCACAGTTTTGAGTGTCAACCGGAGTCCGTGCGCTCGCTTGTCGTGAAACACACTCCCGCAGGATAGCGTACCGGGGTGACGTGTACTCCGACACTCAAAACTGTGGGAGTTCACGCTCACGACAGGCGCGGTGGGGCCTAGCTGGTGGGGTTGGAACGAGCGCCGAGAGAGGTCCGGCGGAGAAACGGGTGGGGCTGCCTGCTTGTGGCACTTACGGGACGTGAGGAAAACGAGGGGTGACGCCGAATAGGTCTCTGGAGTAAGGTGCCCATCGCACCGACGCCTCTCTAGGGATGGCCGTCCCTGGTTGGGTCTCCGCGCGTATGCCGGGGGATGTGAGTTTGCCGCTCCGTCCCCTGGCTCTCCCCGTGGTGGGGGAGGGTGTAGCTCTTGCTTGTCCTCTTCTGAGCCCCCGCTACCAACTCCTCCCCTGCTGCTGAAGGCGTTTTGTCCGGCGGTCTATAACAACAGCAGGCCCCTAGCCCAGGGGGTCCTGCTCCGGCAAGACGGGTCCGCGCGCGGCCCGGCTGGTCACCCAGCGACAGAGGCCCCCTGGGCCAGAGGCCCAAAGGTGCGCGGTATCTGAGCAGCGGTCGCTTGCCGGTCGGCCACTGCCAAGGAGTGATTCCACCTTCCACCCCTTGTTACCTCTGTGGTTTTCGCGCGCCAGCCACACCAAACACTTGTTCTCACAAGTACAGGACCGTGAGATCGCCGGATAGTGTAGAGGAGATGGCGAACGGATGCAGAATGGCGCCCGTGAGGAGGCTCACTATGGGCAAGCGGGTGGTGGTGTGGGGGTTGCTGGCGCTGGTGAGTGTCGGGGCCGCGTGGGCCGGCGAAGGGGAGTGGACCTGCCTGCTGGCCTCCATGCAGGACAACGAGGGCGTGCTGGCGGTAGGAGGTAAGCCCACGCGGCTGTACGTGCTCACCAGCTTTGGCCCGAACAAGGCAGGCATCAACGAGCCTGGCTATGGACTGCTGCGTTCGGATGACTTTGGAGTGTCTTGGCGGCAGTTCCAGGGGCCAACGATGGACGCCAGCGCCCTGAAACGACCCGCCGATCTGCCCGTGGGTGTGGGGTGCGTCCTCGTGTCGATGGAAGGGGTGGTAGACCCAAGCGACCGCGACAGTGTGCAGTTCCGCACAGTGGCAGAGGGAGGCCAAACCGCTACCAGCCATGACGGGGGAGCCACCTGGGCGCTGACAGAGCCACGGTGGCAGACACCGACCCGCACGACCCGCAAGGGTGCGTGGTTGTCAGGCACTGAGGTATGGAGGCTACGCCAAGCATACGACTGGGGATGGACCCCCAGCCCATGGACGGTGGTGCCGGAGTTCAGCGATGACGGAGGCATCAGTTGGCAGCTGCGGCAGAAGGGGCTGGCTGGCCCAGCCTTCGCCCCTACGGCTCAACTCTCCACGGACCCCAACAACCCCCGGCGCGTCCTCGTATTCCAGCCTGAGATGTTCGAGAATCGAATGGGCCTGGACTGCGTCGCCCTGTGGGAGTACACCCTCCCGGCGCCACCTCCGCCGCCCGCACCCGTCGCGGGGGACCTAGACGGGGACGGCAAGGTGACGGTGAAGGACGCCATACGGCTGCTGCGGCTGGTGGTGGGGCTGGGGTGAGGGGGACGCCATGCCAGACCTGACGCCGGAAGAGCGCGAACGAATCTACCTGGAGGAGAAGGCGAAGCGTGAGGCGCCGGTGGAGGCAGCCCAGGAGCCGTCACCAGAGCCACCGGATGAGGGGGCGGTACGAGAGTTCGACCTCTCCCGTCTGCCTTCGAGTGACCGAACGGCTACCGGATCACCCTATCGCCCCAAGCAGACACCGACCACGGGCGTGTGGGCTTCCGTGGTGCTGCTCCTGCTGGTGTCCCTGTTCGTGTGGGCGGCAATGCAGCCTGGAGCGAAGCCCGAGTTGCAGTCACCAGACCCGCCAGATAACTCCGCAATACCAGCGGCAGCCGAACCGTCCCAAGCGCCGGCAAGCATGGCTCACATGCTCTGCGTGATCGAGCAGGACACCGCCTGCACGGAGGACGCAGAGCGGGACTATCAGGCGATGCTGGACGGGTTGGCGCGCAAGTTCCCTGATGGCAATGAGAAGGGCTTCGGGAACACCGTCAACATGCTTCAGCAGAAGCTCAGGGACCGGGGAATCCGAGAGTCTATGTGCGAACTGGGATGGCACATCGCAGACAGTGTTCCCGCAGAGGCCGTCGGCAAGGTCGGGTTCCCGGAGACCAGCGCATCCTACTTCGTCCTGCGGGTGGGAGACCGCTGACCATGGCGGGAGCGGGCGGGGCGTGGCGCGTGTGGCGGCTGTGGGGGCGGCTGCTGGAGTGGGCGCGGGGAGGGCCGACGCTGGGGGAGTGGTGGGGACGGCGGCACTGAGAGGCTATCCCGGACCGTCAGCGCATGGTATAACGGGGGTGTCGTTGCTTCACGCCAGCAGGAGGACCGAACTATGACCGACCGACAGAAGCAGGCCTGTGAGCGCTTCGGGATTACTGAAGAGGTCCAGGAGCGGATGGGCGAGGTCGTGCGAGGTGCCTTCCGCCTGCTGGCTGATGAAGTCTCTCGTGCCCCCGAGCAGAAGGCGGAGTTTGACCGCCGCTTCGAGGAAGCACGAGGGAGGATAGCCCGTGGAGCACGACGCACGGACGGTCGGCTTAATCGACCTACTGTACCGAGACCATAACCGTATCGCCTCGTACTACGCCCAGCTCTTCGGGGGCCGTCTCTCCGCCCACGAGAAGACCACCACCACCCGAGAGAGTCATTCCTCTGACACCAAAGCCAGTCTTGGGGTATTCGCTTCCGACCTGCTCAACGGCCGCGAGCTGACCAATTCCGTCCGCGATTCCGTCGACCCCCATGACCTGCTGGTGATCGATGTCTTGGCGGAACTCATGGGGTCGGGACGGGTCCAGGACGACCCCCACAGAGCGACCCATGGCGCCCTGGTACACGCGCGAGGGTCTATCGGCTTCATCGACCGCACCATGTTGCTCATAGCGGCTAGCAGCCTCGGCTTCTCGGTGGAGGATCCCTCTACTCGGCCTCGGGGCAAGCGGGAGAGCGACGAGTCCCGCAACGCCCGGGCGTTGAAGAAGTCGCTGGAAACCATGCTAATGCCCTCCTGCTTCCTGCTGCGCTGCGACGACGGCACGGCGCTGGTAGGGACGGTTAAGGATAACGGAATGGAGGAGCCTATCTCCTCCTACTACTTCCGCCATGGGTCTCTGGGCCTCTCGGAGGTACACCTGGTCGGTCTGGTAGAGCATCCCTCCCCCTCAGACCTCCCCCTGGAGGGGCCGCTGATCGCCACTTCACAGGTGGCGGCAGATGCCCTCAGCGCGATGGTGCTGCCGGTGGATGGTGTGCGGGTAACCCCGCTGGTGCTCTATCGTGAAGTCCCCTGACCCTCAGAACTCCTCCCACTCCATGAGCCGCCGGCACTCCGCGCATCCCTCGATGTGCTTGCCCAGCAGCGCCTCGCCCTCCGGGTCCGCGCGTGGCTTCGACCTAGCTCCGGGCCCCGCCTGCACGTAGACGCCACAGGGCGCCTGGTAGAGGTGCAGCTGCACGAGGCCACGGGGAGTGACGACGGGGACGATGTACAGGTACTTGGGATCCATCAGGGGTAAGGTCGGCTAGCAGAACCAGGAACTACAGAGTGTTGGGCGCGTGCGGTGCGCCCGGCAGGAGGCCCCGCAGGTCGCTCCCACGGGTCGTGCGTTACGCACGATAGTAGTCAGGGTGTCTGGGGCGGCTGACGGGGCCTCAGTATCACAGGACCGTGGGAAGCGCCAACGGTGCAGACCCTGCGGCCACAAACTGGCACACTCCAGACTCTTGCCGACTGTAGGGGGGTGGGGGTAGACTTTTAGTAGGTCTTGACGACTCACAACCAAGCTACGGGTCACCGGCGCGGCAGGTGTCAGTATAGGGCTCTCTCGTCTCTGGCGAGGGGGCCCTTTGCATTGGGGGGTGCGTATGAGCGTGGCGGCATGGCGGAGAGGGAACGAGGCGTCTAGCTGGAAGGGGCCCATCCAGGCCCTGGAGGAGCGCAAACGCCGCGAGGCAGAGGCTCAGAAGCCCGCGCGTCCCCTGCGCCTGACCCACGTACTACCCGCCCCCGCCGGGGACCTGGCCGACGAGGCCCGGGCCGCCCAGGATTACAGCCGCCCTGAGCGCGGCAAGCAGACTCCCCAGATCGCGGCCTTCTCGGACGACCGAGGCCCCCACGGCAGGCCCTGGCTGCCCAAGGGTAAGCTCACCCGCCGCGAGTACGAGCGGCAGCTCCTCGACAGCGTGACGGTCACGATCGGCTAACCCTTTGCGCCGAACACGCGGCGCACACCCGGCCCTCGCAAGCCGGAGGGAGCCGGGGCCCAGGCGCACGACGAGGGCCCTCGCTCCCGACCTAGATGGCTCCACCAGCCAACCCGCCGGCAGGCTCTGCCCTTCCTCTCACCTGCCGGCGGGCCCCTACCCTGAGATACTGCCATGCGACCACATACCCCCGAGGTCAAGGCCGCCGTGATGGCTGCGCTGATGGCAGGCCAGGGCATCTGCGAGGTCGCCAAGCGCTACGGCATCGACAAGTCGACCTGCAGCCGGTGGCGCGCGGAGCAGCCGGAGGCGTTGCAACACGTTGCAACCCAAAAAGCAGAGCGGGCCGATGAGCTCCTCTTCACCTACCTCGAGGAAACCCTCACGACCCTTGCTGTTCAAGCTCGGCACTTCCGAGACCCGGCCTGGCTCAAGGAACAGCACGCCTCCGAGCTTGCGATCCTCCACGGCGTTCAGACCGACAAAGCGATTCGCCTTCTCGAAGCCCTCCAGCGAGGAGCCGAGGAGGGAGAACAGTCCGACTGAGTTCCGCCCCTGGCTGGAGCAGGTCACGCCCTCCTGGCATTGGGAGTGGCCCCACCTGCTGAAGGTTCAGGAGCTGCTGGCGCGGGTGACCTCCGGCGAGTGCCGGCGCGCCATGGTCTTCATGCCACCGCGCCACGGCAAGTCGGAGATGCTGACGGTTCGGTATCCGGTCTACCGGCTGGAGCAGAACCCCGAAACCCGCATCATCGTTGGCGCCTACAACAGCAGCTTCGCGAGCAAGTTTGGGCGCAAGAGCCGGCGTATCGCGGAGCGTCGAATCACGCTGGCCTCCGACCGCACGGCCGTAGACGACTGGGAGACCCCCGAGGGCGGCGGCTACCGCAGTATCGGCGTGGGCTCCGGCATCACGGGCCAGGGCGGCCACCTGATCCTGATTGACGACCCGGTGAAGAACCGGGCCGAGGCGGAGAGCGAGACCTACCGGAACCGAGTCTGGGACTGGTACACGGACGACCTGTGGACACGCCAGGAGCCTGGCTGCGCCATCGTCCTCATCATGACCCGCTGGCATGAGGACGACCTGGCGGGCCGGCTTCTGGCCGAGATGGAGAGCGGCGAGGGCGAAACCTGGGAGGTGGTGAACCTCCCGGCCCTGGCGGAGGAGAACGACCCGCTGGGCCGCAACCCCGGCGAGGCCCTGTGTCCGGAGCGCTACGACGAGGAGGCCCTCGGGCGGGCTCAGAAGGTGCTGGGCACCTACAGCTTTGGAGCGCTCTACCAGCAGCACCCGACGCCCCGAGAGGGTGCCTTCTTCAAGGTCTCACAGCTCCAGTACGTGGACGCCGCGCCGGTGGGGCTTCGGTTGGTGCGAGCCTGGGACCTGGCCGCCACCGAGGATGACGGCGACTATACGGCCGGCGTCAAGATGGGGGTGGACCGGGAGGGCCGTTATTTCGTGCTCAATATCGCGTGGGGCCAATGGTCCACCGACCATCGCGACCGCGAGATCAGGAGCACGGCGGAGTTGGACGGGCGCGAGGTGCCGATCCTGGGCCCCCAGGACCCCGGCAGCGCGGGCGTCGATACCGCGAAGGCCTTTGTCCGCAAGCTCGCCGGCTGGACCGCCAAGACCCACAAGGTCAGCGGCGATAAGTCGGTGAGGGCCGACCCCTTCAGTTCGCAGGTGAACGCCGGGAACGTCACACTGGTGCGGGGCGCCTGGAACAAGGCCTTTGTGGAGGAGCTCCGAGCCTTCCCGGGCGGCGCCCATGACGACCAGGTGGACGCCGCGGCCGACGCCTTCAACGAACTAGCAGTGCCGATGGAGCTTCAGACCGACGACGAGCTCTACGCTGAGTTCTGGGGGAACCGCTGATGGGCTGGCTGCAGAGTCTGGGTTTCGGTCGGAGGCGCCAGAGCGGGAGCCTGGAGTTCCAGCAGCAGGACACCCGCCGCAAGGCGGGGTATGCGCGCTGCCTGCGGGCCTATCAGGGCTACAGCGTGCGGGGCACCCTGGGCAGCTCCGTCCCCACGGAGACCAAGCGGGTTGCCTTCAACTTCAGCCGCCCCATCGCCAACCTGGGCGCTGCCTTCCTGTGCGGAGGCGCGTTGGGCTGGGAGGTGGACGACGACGAGGCAGCGACGGCGACCGCTGAGGGCATCTGGGACCGCTCTGGCAGCGACCGCGCCATGCTGGAGCACGCCCTGACGGCGGGCATCTACGGGGACGCGGTACTGCTGGCGACCCAGGGCGCCGACGGTCAGCCTCGCGTGGAGTGCATCGACCCGAGCCTGTGCCTGCCCACCTTCGACGGCGCCGACTACAGCAAGCTGATCGGCCTGGAGATCGCCTACGAGGTCACGGACCGCCAGGGCGAACGGATCCTGCATCGGGAGATCTACGATGAGACCAGCCTGACGGTCTACGACGGCGACACGGAGGACACGAGCCGGAGCCTGACCTACGACGTGCTGCCGGCCGCGTGGGTCCGCAACCTCTCGGTGCCGGGGAGCGCCTACGGGCTCAGCGACCTGGACGGCATCCTGGACCTGGTGGAGCAGTACGATCACCTGTGCGGCAAGCAGACCCAGATCATCGACTACTACGCCGGCCCGACGATCGTGATCCAGGGCGTCCAGAAGAGCGACGAGATCAAGAAGGACATGCGGACGGTGCTCTGGCTTCCAGGCGAGAACGCCGACGCGCACTTCCTGGAGTGGAGTGGCAACGTCCCGGCGGTCGAGGAGCAGCTGACTCGCATCCGCAACGCTATCGCCGAGGTGAGCCAGGTTCCGGCCGTCGCCTTCGGGCAAGCGGACAGCGGGCTTTCGCAGATCAGCGGCGTGGCGCTCCGCATCCTCTACGGGCCGCTGCTGGCGAAGACCGCCATGAAGCAGGCCAACTGGGGTCCGGCGCTGGAGCGCGTGATGTGGCGGGCGCTGGTGACGGCGGGCCATGACGTGCCGCTGGAGGCCGTGAATGTGCGGTGGCCCTGCGCGGTCCCGGAGGACGTGGCGGCGTTGGTGGCCGATGAGGTCTCGCTGGTCACCAACAAGCTCAAGAGCCGGCGGACAGCCATGACGACGCTCGGAATCGAGAACCCCGGCGACGAGCTCAAGCGCGTGGTGGTGGAGCAGAAGTTGCTGGAGGCCGCCGCGCCCGCCCCCATGGCCCTACAGGGGCCTCCTGGCGCGATGGCGGGCGGCAAGGGGATGCCGGCGGGCAAGCCAGGCGCTCCGGGGCAGAAGGCGGCCCTGGCGCAGGCTCCGACCGAGCAGGACATCGCGACGGCGGTTGAGGAGCTGCTCGCCAAGTTCGATGAGATTGTGGCGGCCGAGGAAGACAACTTGGCCCAGGGGCAGGCGCGGGAAGGCGCCGGAGAGGGTGAGGGGGCAGAGTGAATCCAGAGACAGACATGGACTGGTGGGCCAACGAGCTGAAGAACGAGGTCAACAACCTCTTGTTCCGAAGGCTGCCAGGAACCACAACCATCGCGGAGATGGAGAAGATGGCCACTGAGATGTGGGCGACCATCATGAACGCATGGACGCAGGCCGGCCTGGAGCCGGGTGCGTTGGCGGGCGCGGACTGATGGCACTGACGCCATGGGAGGCGAAGGACCGGGAGAGAAGGTCCTGGGAAGAGTACGTCGCTGGGGCAGAGGAGTGTGTCGACAAGCGGCTGGCCTCGGGGAGTCGCGAGATTGAGTGCGAGTTCCCGGACGGGCGCTGCTTCGGTCCTGCGCTGATCAGCGACCTGACCAGCCGCTACTCAGAGCACGGTTGGGAGGTCTTCTGCCAGAATCCAACGACATGGGGACAGCCCTGCAAGCTACACTTCACGGCTCTTCAGGACGCGGGACCGGAGCCAGGGAGCAAGCCAACCCTGCGCCAGACCATCCAGGGCTTACTTCGGAGCTTCTTCGCCGCGTCCGACTGCAGGTAACACGACGATGCCTGACGACCCCGAGCAGCAGACCGACGAGGGCCTCCGCAAGCTGAAGCGCCGCCTGTCCTACGCCCTCTTCCTGCTGCTCGCCCGGTACCGGCGTGGCGACCTCACGGCTCAGGAGGCGCAGGCGCGGGGTCGGACCCTGCTGCTGAAGGCGCACCGGGCGGCCGCGACCCTCGGGTATCTGCGGGCGCGTGCCCTGGGCTCTCAGGAGCTCCAGCAGCTCCTCGCGGCTCCTGTGGGCGAGCGGGTAGCGCTGGCGCAGGTCAGCTTCCTGCGGGGCTTCCTGTCGGACGTGAAGGCGGCGACCGAGGGTGCCACGGACGCGGGGCGAGCGGTGGCGAGGGCAGCCACGGGAGCGGGTCGCAAGGCGAGGGCGGTGCTGTACGGGCAGCGACTCACCGGCACAGCGAACGAGGCCTGGGCGACGGCCCTGCGGACGCAGGCGGCACAGGAGGGGACGGCGGGCACTGCAGCGACCGGAGGCCTGGGCAGCGGGCCGACCGGAGACCTGGTGGCGGCGGAGCTGCAGCCGGGCACCACGCCGCTAGAGGCGAGGCTGGGCGGCTCTCCGCTCCAGGGCCTACCGGGCGAGGTGATGGGCCTGTGGGTGCTGGGCAACGCCGAGCACTGCCAGGACTGCATCGAGGAGGCCTCGCAGGGCTGGCGGCCGCTCTCGGAGTTCACGCGGTGGCCCGGTGACGGGAGTAGCGCCTGCCTCACAGCGTGTAAGTGCGTCGTGGTCACCAACACAGGGGCTAAGGGCTTCACAAACGCGGAGGAAGGATGAGGAGACTAAGGTTCTACTGGCGACCAGGGACATACAGCTCGCAGACTGAAGCCTGGGCTCTCTTGGGCCTGCGGTTCGGGACGCTCGCTTTTGGGCTCGCGAGGCTGCCACCCACGGGACGCCAGGTGTACCGCATCCCCTGGTGGCAACCCCGCCTGATGCTGAAGGTCGCGGCGCCCATCGGGCAGTGTTCCCAGCAATGGCTGTTTCGTGTGATCGTGGGCCCCCTGTCAGCAGGATGGCGGACGCGAGGGGATGCGAGGCCCGACCTCGCGACCTACTACGAGGTCGGCCTGATTCTGGGCTGGAGTGGCCGCCAGAGGTTCCGTCGTCTGAGGCTGCTTGGGCCCCGAATGGCCCCGGTTACCGACTGAGGAAGGGTGAGCATGGCGAGGTACCGCAAGAAGCCGGTGGTGGTGGAGGCCGTCCAGTTCACGGGCAAGAACCAAGCCGAGGTCCTGGCGTTCGCGTACCCAGGCATGAGCCAGATGGCACTTGAGGCAGCCCAGGTCATGGGGCTTCCGGTCGTCATTGAGACGTTGGAAGGCGACATGAGCGCGAGCCCCGGTGACTACGTGATTCGCGGCATCGCGGGAGAGGTCTACCCCTGCAAGCCCGACATCTTCGAGGCGACCTATGAGGCGGTGGCTGACTGACCTCTCGCACGCGCTGCGCCTATGGCTGGCCTACTGGCTCTATGAGGCCGCGGACTGGGTAACGCCCGTCCGATAGGCGCCCCCAACCTACAGCTTTGACTGAGGCTCACCCTACGGGTGGGCCTTTTGCGTTTTGACCCGGACGGCCCGGAGCAGGCACTTGCGCCAGCCGAGACCCTGTCGTGCGCTCGCGCACGTTTGGCAACAGGAGGAGACCCCATGGCAGAGGAACCGAGCGGGACCCCAGGCACCCCGCCCCCGGCAGGCACCCCGCCCCCGGCAGGCACCCCGCCCCCGGCAGGCACCCCGCCCCCCGCGACACCTCCCGCCCCCAAACCGGGCGAGGGCGAGCAGGACGGCGAGGCAGCCAAGTTCAGGCGGCTGTTCGAGGCGGAGCAGAAGAAGCGCGAGGCGGCGGAAGCCAAGCTCTCCGGCATCGAGGAAGCCAGCAAGTCGGAGGCCCAGAAGCTCGCCGAGAAGGCGGCGCTGGCCGAGCAGTTGGCGCCCCAGGTGCAGGAGCTGACGGCCGTCGTGACCACCGAGGTGGAGCGCCAGAAGGCGGCTCTGCCTCCGGAGCTGCAGGCGCTGCTTCCCGAGGGACCCCCGCAGAAGCAACTGTCATGGCTCGCGCAGGCGCGGGAGGCAGCCGACAAGCTGAAGCCCGCAGGTGGCCTACCGAACTCCGGGGGGCGCAACCCCGGAGGCTCGAACGGCCCCACCGTGGATCAGACCAAGAGCACCTACCGCTCTCTTCGGGGGCGGGTGATGCCCGGCGGCTGATTCGGGAGAGACCAACATGGCTGTAACCAAGCAGGGTAACACCCTCACCCTGAAGGCGGCCGCTGCTGCTGACATCGCCGAGGGCAAGCTGGTCGGAGTGGACTCCTCCGGCAACGCCATCGTGGCGACCAATGCCTCCGGCGCCATCGTGCAGGCGGTGGGGGTCGCGGTCAAGGCCGCCAAGGGCGCCAGCAACCAGTATGTGGCGGTCGCCACCTGGGCCATCGTGGACGGCTTCACCGGCCTGACCCTCAGTGGCACCGTTTACCTCGACACGGCGGGGGGCGTCACCCAGACCCGCCCGACCACCGCGGGCACCGCGATTCAGCCTGTGGGGGTCGCCGTCAGCGCAACTAAGGTGTTGTTCAGCCTGGGCAGCTACTTCGCGACCGCCCAGGTCGCCGGCACCTCGACCCTGGCCTAAGCTGAAAGGAGCGCACCATGGCAAGCGGCAGCGTAGGCTACGCCCAGGGGATGGTTGCCGACCAGACCCAGATGCTTCAGGCGGTCGTGGACGGACTGGCGGTCTACAACCAGTCGGTCAACCCGCTGATCAATGACCTGAGCTTCCGGGATGTCCGCGAGGTCATGCGGATCGCCCAGGCGCCCATCCAGTTCCGGCGCTCCGCCGACGGGGGCAGCCCTGAGTCGCAGCGCCAGAGCTACCGGCTCATCTCCGTGCCCCTGGAGGGCTTCGAGAGCGGCGTGATGTGGACCATTGAGGGTCTGCAGGACGCCAAGCCGGGCGAGTTCCAGCAGACCTTCGACGCGGTGATGGCGGGCGCCTCAGAGCGCGAGGACGCGGAATTCTTCCGCACCCTCTTCACCAGCCAGACCGCCGGCTCCGTCGGGACCGCCTACCGGGCCTCCTGGTACAACGGCGAGACCGACGTCCCCAACTACAAGAACAACTCCCACTTCGGGTCCGCTCACACCCACTTCGCGGGCATCAACACCACCACGCTGGCCCTCAGCCACGTGACGGCTGCCGCGGCCCACATCCGTCACCACGGCTACGGCCTGGGACCCAACAGCCTCCTCGCGTTCTTCAATACGGACGCGGCGGCGACCATTGAGGGACTGCTGAACATTTCGGTGGCCAGCAGCCTGACGACTCCCGAGCGCATCAAGGCTCAGGATCAGGGCGCCTACGGCTCCGGAATCCGGTACGCCGGCATCGAGTTCGTTTTCGACGACAACGTGCCCAGCGGGTACTTCGCCGTGGTCGATCGCAGCCTGGCCCCCATCGCCAAGCGGGTGCATTACGACCCCTCCGCGCAGGGCCTCAAGATGTACCAGGAGAGCTTCAACGAGAAGTATCCCCTGGCGGGCAGCTACTTCAAGGACCGCTACGGCTTCGTGGTGGCTCACCTGGGGGCGGGTGTGGCGCGGCAGATCGTCGCCACCACCACCTACACCAACCCGACCTTCCGCCTCACCAACTAATGAGCGCGGAGGCACGACTGAGCGAGGAGCTGCTGGGACGCCCGCTGTCTGACGACATGCGGCCTGACCTGCGGCTCCTCGCCGCTCTACTCGACGTTACCTGCGAGGTGCGAGACTCCCTGGCGGAGCTCCTCGCCCTCGCACAGTCGCAGGCGCCCGGCGAGCACTGCACCGAGTCCACTCCTGCCCCAACCCCCACGCCCGCCCCGAAGGCCGGGAGCCGCAAGAAGGCTCCGGGAGGCTGATGATGCACATCATAGACCCAGTGGAGACCGAGGGCACCATCACGGCCGGCGGTGTCTCGCAGCAGGTCTACCCGGCCCGCCAGCGCCGCTACCTCCGGGTGGTTAGCCGGAGCCCCTTGCCTCTCTACGTGAGGCTGGGGCAGGCGGCCGTGGTGGGGAAGGGCTACTGGCTCCTGACCCAGGGGCAGGACATCATCTGGGACAACGCGGTGCCGGCCTGCGCCGTCTACATCATCGGCGACACCACGGGCCAGCCCTTCACGGCGGAAGAGGCGGTGATGTGATGAGGACTCACCGCCTCTCCCTCCTGTTCGTCGCCCTCTCCCTCCTGTTCGTCGCCCTCACCCTCCTCTGGGGACAGGCCTGGGCCGCCACGCCCCAGAAGGGCATCCGCGCCAAGAGCGTGGTGCTGACCTCCACTACCGGGGACATCGGCGCCTACGAGCTGCAGGTCGGGGGCTACGGCCACGACCACAACGCGGCGGCCAGCGTCGCGGTGGCCGCCTGGCGCAACCCCGGAGGGCTGCACGGGTGGATCGTCGCCGACGATGCCATTACGCTCCCGGCCGAGGTGGCGGCGCTGGGCAGCCACTACCTTACCTCCGTCACACTGACCTCCGTCAACGCGGCGGGCGGCAAGGTTTGTGTGTACCGCACGAGCGGCGCCAACCTGGCGTTGGTCGGCACACCGGTAGCCTGGACCGCGACCGACCCCGCTGGCGGCGCCAACCAGACCATCGACCTGACGGCGGGCGGCACCACCACCGGGATCGGGCCGATCGCCACGGGGGATCTGGTGGGGGTCCACCTCGACGCCTCGGGCGCCTCCAACCCGACCCTGGGCGCGAGCGCGAGCGGCAGCGGGACCTGCCGCTCGCTAGTGGGTGTCTGGTCTACGGACCCCATCCCCACCGCCAGCCTCGTAAACCAGACCTACCCGATCCTGCTGCGGGCCTGCATCAAGACGACCTGCAAGCGCATGGAGACGGCCAGCCCGGCTCCGGGCAACACCTACAAGGTGCCGGCCTTCCAGAGCCCCTACTACCTCATCTTCGATGACGTGATTGGCGTGGACGGTCAGACGCTGACCCTCGCGCTCCAGGGCATCCGAGGGACGGACAACCCGGCTACCACCAAGGCGACACTGGTCACCGCACAGACGCTTGTGCTCGACCTCGGGGCCGTCGATCAGGTGACCTGGGCGGGACGCAGCAACGCGCTAGGGGCGGGCGAGGCGGCGGGCAGGTTCTCCTTCGCTGTCCACATCGACCCGGCGCTGAAGAAGGCGGACCTGTACTACATCGACAAGACCGTGGGCCAGGCGGGCGGCTCCGATGCTGGCGATACCACGCTCATCTGCCACGCCGTAAAGGCCCTTGGCGTGAGGGGCAGCCGAGACCAGATCGACGCGGTGAACAACGAGTGGATCGACATCACCCGTGTCGCCATCAGTTCGAGCGGCGGCATCCCCACCCTCGGCAAGCTGGTGGTAGCGCGCCGGCCCTGGTTCGCGGGCGCGGACAGTTACGTGTACACCTACCCGCTCCAGCACGTAGGAGCGGAGCTGCAGGACAGCACCCTGGGGTACTTCGCGGCGCAACCCTACATCATCGGCCTCGGCATCCCTGGCAAGGGGTTCAGCCCCGACAGCTACGACGCCACCAAGACACCCTTCTGGGTTCGCTGGGGAGGGCACGCCAACAGCGTCATCGGTCGTCACGACATTCGCGAGGTGCGGGATGCGACCGTCTGCCTGGTAGAGTGCGGAGCGACCAATGATCTGAGGACGGCGTTCTGGGGCACGGAAGAGGCCATGATGGCCTCGGTGCGCCGGGAGTTCGCGGACCTCCTGACCTGGGTCGGCCAGGCGCGCGCCTACAACAATGAGGTCGTCCTGAGCGACGTGCCCCCCTACGCGGCCGACTCCCAAGATGTCTCTCCCTGGTACAACACGAAGTCTCGCCATCTGTTCAACCGCCTTCTCCTCACCCTGGGCGCCCACCGGGGCGTGTTCGTCGCCAACACGGTCCCGTGGGTGATGGACCTGGGGAGCATCAACTCCCTGCGGGAGAAACAGAACAGCTTGACCCTAGACCAGGTGCATTTCCTGCAGGCCGGAGACCGCCTGCTGGCCTGGAGGCTGGCTCGCGCCTACGAGGGCACGGGCGACGCCTGGTACGTGTGGCCGGAGTAGAGATGGCAGCCACCTACGATTTGGCAACGAATATCGGCAAGGTCCGCTTGCGGATCTGCGACACCGACATCGCCCTGGCCCTCTTCAGCGATGCGGAGATCAGCGAGTTCCTGATCGCGAGCCGCAACAACGTGCCGCTGGCGGCCGCCGAGGCCTACGAGACGCTGGCCCGGGACCGGGCACGCCTGGCCCGGGTGGTGCAGAGCGGCACCTACAAGACCGAGAAGCACGCCATCGCGGATCTGTTGAAACTGGCCGACGCGCTGCGGAAGGGCGCCCTGCCGATCGGGGCGGAGACCGGCATTCTAGTGAGCAGCGACCAGGAGATGCTGGAGGAGTATCGGCCGACCTGGCGCGGCATCTTCGATCCCCCGGTGGTGGAGTAATGCGGCAGGCATCGACCGCCATCGCGCCCACCTTTGCCGCCGAGATAGCCGCGACGCTGGACGCCACCTGCGTGATTCAGCGGCGGACGCTGGTCTCGGATGGCGCCGGAGGGAGCGCGGAGACGTGGGTGCAGGTAGGGGGCACCATCCCCTGCCGACTCTTCACCGCGCGCCAGCAGGCCGTCTCCGAGGAGCGGGGCGGCGCCCTCACCTCCCTCCTGAGCTGGCAGGGCGCGGTGCCGCTGGGCACCAGCGTGGGCCCCCAGGACCGGCTGGTGAGCGGCGGGCGGACCTACGAGGTCCTACAGACCAACGTGGGAGAGAACGGCGCGCCCTGCATCACCCTCTACCTGCAGCAGAGCCTCTGACGTGCCGCGCGTCAGCTATACGGTCGTCACCCGCGCCAACAACGCGGGCAAGCTCACCGCGGCGGTCCACTCTGCGGCCGCTCGAGCCGTGGCCGCCACGGCGGAGAACTCGCAGCTTATCCTGCGGGAGAAGATACTGCGCGGGCCCAAAACCGGACGCGTCTACACCCATGGCCCGCAGCCTCTGCCCCACCAGGCCTCCGCGCCGGGCGAGAGCCCCGCGAACTGGACGGGAGCCCTGCAGGACAGCATCCGCTACCAAGAGGTGCCGGGCGACGGCCTCACCTGGGCGGTCGTGATCGGCAACCAGGACGGCATCGCCGACTTCCTGGAGCACGGCACGGTACGGATGGCCCCCCGCCCCTTCATTGAGCCGAGCCTTCCGGAGATCAAAGAGCTGCTGACCCTGAGCGTGGAGCTGGCCATCAGAGAGGTGACCCGTGGCTAACGAACTGCTGGGCGCCGAGCGCTGGCTCTACGCGAAGCTGACCGCCGACACCACCCTACAGGGCCTCATCGGGAGCCGGATCTACTCGGACGTGGCACCCAACGGGTCCAGTTACCCGCTCATCATCCTGAGCAACAACAGCGAGCAGGACGTGGTGGGGGCGGCGGGGGACCGGCTGCTCGCGCGTCCCCTCTACCTGGTCAACCTGGTGACCAACACCGGCAGCGTGGCGGTCTATGAGCAGCTCATCAACCGCATCGATGAGGTGCTGACCCTCACGGTCCCAGAGGTCGTCACCCTCGGATCCAAGACCTACACCATCCTCTCCTGCGTGCGTGAGCGCACGGTGCGTTACGCCCAGGTGGAGGACAAGACCGACCTACGCTACATCGGCGGGCTCTACCGCCTGGACATAGCCCCGGCCTAATCGGGCACCCCATCGACTAGCACTCAGGCCTCTGGCAGACCACCGCCAGGGGCCTTTTCCATGCGCCAGGAGGAGACCCCCATGGCACAGGCTACCCCTGCAACACTGGAACGACTCCAGCTCGCGCTGGAGTCCACGGACGGGACGGCGGTGCAGCCGACGAACCGCCTCCTGGGTATGACGGTGACGCTGGAGCCCGATATCCCGGTGGTGGAGGTGGAGGAGGACGGCAGCAAGGCGGCCGTCGACACCATTATCGGCAAGGAGGAGACTGGCGGGACCTACAACGGCAAGGCCGCCGGGTTCAATGAGCTGGCCTACGTCCTCTCCTCGCTGCTCTGCAGCCCCGTCGTCTCAGCAGCCTCAGGCGGAGTGACGGCCAAGCAGCATGAGTTCCTGCCCAGCCAGTCGGATCCCGACGCCTACAAGACCTTCACGGCCGGGCTGGGGAGCTCCGCCCATGCCTCGCGGGTGTCAGGCCTGACGTTCAACGACCTCAAGATTGAGTTGACCCGGCAGGCCATCTCCCTGAGCGGCAAGCTCCTGGCCAGGAAGCTGCTCGACGGTCTCCGGGTACAGAACGTGTGGATCACCGGGTCGCCGACCGGCGGCACCTTCACGCTCAGCTACGGGGGCCAGACGAGCGCCGGCATCGCCTACAACGCCGCTGCCGCGGCCGTGAAGAGCGCCCTGGAGGCGCTGACGACCGTCGGTGCCGGCAACGTGAACGTGCTGGGCCCGCTGGGCGGTCCGTGGAGCATAGAGCTCGCCGGCACGCTGGCCAACACGACCGCGACGGCCATCACGGCCAACGGCGCTACTCTGACGGGCGGCACCAGCCCGGGAGTCAGCGTCGGCTACTGCCTGGATGGCATCACCCCGACCCGGATTGCGTTCGTACCCCTGCCCCCCAAGGCCATCTCGGTCAAGATGGGGACGGCGCTCAACAACATGGCCGCCCTCAGCAACGTCCTGAGCGTAAGCCTGCAGGTGGGAAGCCGCCGACAGGGGATCTACTACCTGAACGCCTCCGAGAGCTACGACGACACCGTGGAACTCCACGGAAAACCGACAGCGCAGATCGTGGTTCCGAAGAGCGGCTCGACGGATGCCTACCTGAACAACCTCCGGGCCGGCGATCTGCTCTACTTCGAGGTGACGGTGACGGGGCCGACGGCCGACGGGACCGCCACCTACTCGTTCCAGTGGACGATGCCGTGCAGTGTTAGCAAGCAGAGCCGGGGCGACACCGACAACCTGAAGACCTATGCCTACGACCTGGTGAGCCTCTATGACGGGCCCGCCAGTTCCACGGCGCTGGGCGGCTTCCTGCGAGTCCGAATCAACAGCATGCTGCAGGCGGTGGCCTAATCCGCGCCGGCAACCGGGGATGTGGGGGGGGCCTTCGGGCCCCCTTCTGGTTTGTGAGAGGAGAAGCGATGGCAGAGGGCACGAAGGCACGGACGGCAGAGAAGCCGCAGGGCCTGCAGCTCAGCACGATCCGCAACCGGACCCACACCGTACCCGTGGAGTTCGAGGGCGAGAAGTTCGAGGTCACCTATCGCAGGGGCATCCTGTCCCGACAGTATGATGCCGAGCGTCGGGCCGTCGAGAAGGCCGCGCGGGCGACGGAGGACGACGCGGACCGGGCGACCGAGGAAGCCCTGAAGGCGGTGATGGTCTATGACCTCTCCGTCATTCTGGAGTCCTGGACAGTCCTGGACGGCGCCAAGCCCGTGCCCATCACTCAGGAGCTCCTGGAGTCCCTAGACTTCGACTTCCTGGGCGCCATCTACTCGGCCATCTGGGACGACCGCCGCCCCCCGGTGGAGACCTCGACCGACTCTTCTGGTACCTAGCCGGTTACGGGGACCCAGAGGGCATAGAGCCCCTCATCGACCGCTGGAACCTCTTTCAGGCGGCGCGATGGCTGAAGGTCGCCCCCTGGGAGCTGGAGCAGCAGCCTGACGAGTACCTCCTCCATGCCCTCGCCTTTGCGAAGGTAGAGGCAGACGTCCAGACTGAGCTGATCGAGAAGGCGAAGCGGAGCCACAAGTGAGCATCCAACTGGCAGACATTGTGCTAAAGCTCGGCGCTGACGTGCGCGAGTTGGAGACGGCGGTAAACAAGGCCACCAAGGACGCCGAAGCCACCGTCCGCGCGTCTGCCAAACGGATGACCGACGTTGAGAAGGAGCGCGTCACCGAGAAGGAGCGCCTCGGGAACAAGGAACTTCAGGACCTGAAGGCGCGCGTGGCCGAGGAGAAAGAAGCGCGCATCAAGGCCACCTACGAGTCGGTGGAGGCGGAGCGAAAGGCCGTCGCGGCTCGCGTGGCCCAGATCAAGGCGGCGTCGAAGGAGATGCGGGGCCTGGACAAGGCCACCGTGGACGCAGGGCAGCGCCTCTCGCGCCTCAGCACCACACTGGAGGGGCTACGCGGAGTCGGGTGGGGCCTCACGGCAGCCTTCGGCGGCATGGTGTTGGGAATGGCGGCGGTTGCCAAGAGTGGCACCGACATGAACGTGACCCTGACTCAGACTCAGGCCGCCCTGACACTCATCACCGGCTCCTCTGGGGGCGCCGCGAAGCTCATCAAAGACCTCCGCCGGGAGGCGCTGTCCTCCCGTCTGGAGTTCAAGGAGATGCTGCCGATCGCCCAGAGCCTGGCGGCCGCCTATGGGCCTAACGGCTTGGGCAAGGTCATCCCAACCATGAGGGCCTTCGGGGACACCGCCACGGCCCTGGGAATCTCGCGAGACGCTCAGGAGCGGGCCCTGCTGGGCTTCCGGCAGATCCTCTCTCGCGGCTCTGCGTCTCAGCAGGACCTCAACCAGGTACTGCTCAACATGCCTGGCCTCAACGTGGCGGGTGTGCTCAAGAGACGCTTTGGCACGGCTGACACGGAGGCCCTGCAGCGGGCGCATGTCACCGGCCAGCAGGTCGCTGATGCCCTGGTGGCGGGCATGCAGCAGCAGTTCGGCGGAGCCCAGCAGAAGTTGGCCGGCACGCTCCCGATGATCCTGTCCAACTTCGGGGACGCCTTCAATGAGTTCACGTCACGCCTGACGTCCAAGTTCACGCCCGACATCACCAAGGCGCTGGGAACCATCCTGAAGAGTTTTACAGCCCTCACCCAGGACGCGCAGGCCATGACGGCCCTCAGGGCACCCTTCGACGCCCTGGGCGACACGATGCTGCGACTGTCCGAGACGGCCCGGAAGGCCATCGAGTGGTTCCGTGGTCTCAGCAGTGGGGCGCAGGACCTCCTGGTGTCCCTGGGTACCGGACTTGGATCGACGGCGGGCCTAGTGGGCGGGGCGCTGCTGCTGGCCTCCAGCTTCGTGACCGTGGCTGATCGCCTGATGCGCGTCAAGACCATCCTCGCGGAGATCCCGCAGGCAGCCGCGGCCGCGCGGTTCGGCCTGTACTCACTGGCAACCCTGGGGATCTACAAGCTGCTCACGGAGGGCAAGGACGCCTACGACAAGTGGAAGGCGGCCGAGAAGGAGCGAGACACCGCAGGCGGGAACCGCGCGGGCGTGCTGCGTGAGGCCATTTGGGGCGTTAGGGACGCTCGCGAGAAGGGCTGGCCGTCGCGTGCTATGCCTGCCTACATGCCTGGCATGTCGGGCGCCGCCCTGGAGGAGACCAGAAGCACCCTAAGAAAGCAAGCACTCACAGACAGCGGCGTGGGGCAGCCAGCCATGGTCGAGATCGAGAGGGCCGCCAAGGCTCTGGGCATCGCCGATCCCTATGGCCTGCCTAAGGGATCCCCCCTGCTTCAGAAGCTGCAGAGCGAGCTCCAGCGACGCATGGAGGCGGCCAGTAAGGACCTCTCTCAGCGCGGCGGCTATGCCAAAGTCGGTAGCGTCTATGTTGCGACCGAGTTATCCTCTATGCTCAAGCAGTTGCCAGCCAACGTGAGGAAACTGCTTGAGAGCCATACTACGCGAGGGGTTCACCCTTTCGACGAGCTAAGCAAGTACACCCACAAGACCGGGCACTCCTTGGACGTTGATACCAAGGGGTGGTCAGAAGCCCAGCGCTCCACGGTACAGCAGGCGCTGGAGGCGGCAGGTCTGGGATATGCCTTCAGGACCAAGAGCTCAAAGTGGAACGAGCACCTTCATCTGGCCGCGCCTGGCGGCTCCAGCAACTGGGAGCAGCTCGCCCACGCCAACAAGAACCGCGAGGCGTGGGCCGCCAAGGCTGCCGCTGACGTTGAGGAGGCGCGCAAGGCAGACAAGCTCTACCGTGACTCCGTCATTGCCGGCATCTCCGATGACACCAGACGGGAGATCGCCGTGCGCCGCGAGGCCACCCGCGTCAAGGTCGATGAGATCCGGGCCTCCGCTCTGTCCACGGCCAAGCAGCATCAGGCGATCAGCAGCCTGGAGGCCGAGCTCGGGCGCGACATCCAGAAGATCCAGCGGGAGGCGGCCCAGAAGGAGAGGGACGCCCTCAAGAAGACGGCTCGGGAGTCCGAAGCGGCACGCAAGCGCTACATGGAGGCCCTGAAGGCGAACCTGGCCGCCCGCGAGACCGACTTCCAGCGCGACTTTGAGGACCGCTTGGCGGACCTGGAGCTCTACTTCCGCAAGAAGGGGGTCCCGGAGGACGTCGCGCGTCGATGGACGGCGGAATCCCGGCTGAAGTCGCTGCAGGGCTTGGGCGACGAGATGGGGCCTCCGAGCCCGGCACGGTTCGAATGGCGGCGCCGTGAACTGCGCCAGGCGGAGATGGCGGTTCCGGTGCGTCCGGCCCTGGTTGGGGACAACCTCCCCATTCCCGAGTGGGCTCAGGGCAACGTGGACTCCGAGCGCATCGCCGCGAAGATGGCCGATGCCTACGTAGAGCGCATTATGGAGCGCCACAGAACGCCCGAGGGGAGCAGCTACGGGAACGTCGGCCCTGGCGCCTCTGGGCTCAGCTTCGACTCTGAGAAGGTCGCGGCCATCGAGTCCGACAGAGTGGCGCGAGCGAACAAGGAAGCCGCCAAGCGGAACAGGACCCCTGAGCAGCGGGCCAATCAGGAGTTCTGGGCCCGCACCAGCCAGGACATGCAGGCAATCTTCGCTCAGGGCTTCCTTAACATCGGCAAGGGCGCCAAGGGCATGTTCAGCACTCTTCTGGGCGGCTTCAAGGACATGATCCTTCAGATAATCGCGGAGGTCGCGGCCAAGAAGGTGGTCGGCTTTCTCGGAGGCCTCTTCGGCATCCCCCTGATGGCCGAGGGAGGGACGCTGGCGCGTGGTCAAGCCGCCATCGTGGGCGAGCGCGGGCCAGAGCTCTTCCTGCCTCGCAACTCCGGCACCATCATCCCCAACGAGCAGCTCACCGGCACCTCCGTGACCATCAACATGGGGACCGTCCACGTCCACGGGCGCGAGGGCGCGCGCCAGGTGGGCGCGGAACTGGCCGACGCCTTCCGCCGCTCCCTCCGCACCGCTCCCACCGCCGCTTAGGAGGCGTAGAGATGGCAAGCCTGGCCTACCAGTTTGGCAGCTACGTCTACGCCTCCAACAGCGCCCATGTCAGCGACTGGCAGGAGCGGATTGGGGACCGGGGCGAGGCGATCGCGGTGCCGGGCAGCGACCGGGCGCGGGAGACGCAGGCGCTGCTGGGACCTCGCGAGGTGACGGTTTCGGGGCGCATCTCCGCCTCCAGCGCGGCCCTCTGGCGGTCGGCCCTCGATGCCTTCCTGGCGGCCCACAACCCCGGCACCGGCTACGCCAACCTCTACCGCTGGGACGATCGGTATCGACGCGCCTGCCCGGTGGGGCTGCCAACGATCGGGCTCAACAACCGGATGAAGAACACCTGCACCTTTGAGGCGCACTTCCGCTGCCCGGACCCCTACCTGTACGCGGCCCTCGCGAGCACCGATACCGTCCTGACCCCGGCGGCGGGCGCGCCCGGCCACAACGTCATCGCCACCGGGACGGCGGAGGCCCTGCCAGCCTACACCCTCACGATCGGCGTGGGCGGGACCGGAACGATCGTGCTGCAGCGCTCCAGCCCCTCGCCGGTCAAGTCCTTCACCCTCACCGGGACCTTCACGGCCGGCGACGTGCTGGTGGTGGACGCCCTGGCGCAGACGGTGACGCGCAACGGCGCCAACGCCCTGAGCCTCCTGACGGCGGGCAGCTTCTTCGGCCTCATCCCCGGCAGTAACAACCTGGTGCTGACCTTTGCCGCGCCCCTGACCCTGGCGAGCCTTATCACCACCTGGCGCGGACGCTACCTCTAATGCTCGCCTTCGAGACAAGGCTCTACACGGCGGCTGGCACCCGCGTTCCGTGCCCGCGCGCCTGGGTGCTCTCCCGTGACTTCATCCTGACCGAGCGGGGCGGGTGCGACACCTTCACACTGGACCTGGTGGCGGCCTATGAGGACGTGGAGATCACGGCCCTGCTGGGCGCGATGCCCGCCAGCAACTGGCGCGTGGAGTTCTGGTGGGGCAGCGCGTGCGTTTACCGCGGCTGGGTGGAGCAGGTGGAGCGGAGCCTGCAGGATACCCCGAGCCTCACGCTGACCGGCTGCGGCCTAATGGGGCGCTGCGGCACTCTCCTGGTGGACTCCGCCATCGTCAAGGCCGGCGGCGCCGACGTGAGCGAGTTCTTCGCCCAGCTCGCCCACCGCTACCTGCTGCCGGCCCTTCCGGGCCTCACGGTCAGCATCGACACGCCCATCGGCTACACGCTGGAGCGCGCCGAGTTCTTCGATACCGACCTCCGGGCCGCCTTCGACAAGCTGGCCGACGCCTCCATGCGCGGATTGCTGTGGGGCTTCGCCGTGGACCCAACGGGCGGCGGGAACGTGCTGTACGTGCGGGCGATGCCCATCGCCGTCACGCTGGAGGACTACCGCTTCCGCGCCGGCCGAGAGGTCACCTATCTGGCGCAGCCGGAGGACCTGGCGGGGGTCGTCAACGCGATCAAACTGGTCGGCGGCAACGCGGGGGCGGCGGGAAACACGGTCTACAACAGCCGGTTCGCTCAAGCCCTGCTTCCCGGCGAGACGGTTGCGGGCAACCTGCTGATCGACCCGTCCTTCGAGACGGGCACCGTGTGGCACCATAACGCCTCCGACCCCTGGGTGGAGACGGGGGACGCCCGCAAGCGGCCCTCCGAGCGGTGGAGCGGTGCCTACGCGCGGTCCGGCAACTACGTCGCCATCCTGGGCTCCGTGGCGGGCAGCAGCGTGGCCCAGACGGTGGACGTGAGCGCGCAACTCCTGGTGGGCGCCGACACCCCCTTCCTGTTCCTGCTGAACACGGCCCTCTGGGTCGCGGGCAGCGCGACGGTCGGCGTGAAGGTGGAGGTGTTGAACGCGGCCCTGGCCGTGCTGGCCACGCCCATCAATGGCAGCTTCGGCGTTACCTGGCGCAGCTACCAGGAGCACCGCGAGGTGTTCCATGTCGCGGCCGCCCTCACGACGGCCAAGTACATCAAGGTAACGGTGACTTGGACGGCGGGCACCACCGGCATCCTCCTGGACGACCTGTGGCTGTTCCGGGGCGACAAAACCAGCCAGGACGGCTGGGTGCTGTACGATACCGACGCCAAGAAGCTGGTCACCGACGTGCCGGTGGACTGGAGCTGCAACGCGTCGCCCCTGTATGGCTCCTCCTGCGTGCGGATCGACACCACGGGCAAGGTGCTGAGCTACGGCGGCCGCAAGGTCACGCTGATCCCAACGAACGACCACGGGTCGCCCTTCCGCAAGTACACGGCGTTCGCCCTCTACTTCTGGCTTCGCAGCTCCACCGCCATGACGGTGAGCCTCGGCCTCTACGTGGACGACCCTGGCGGGTCGGTCAAGCATTGGCTGCCCATGAGCGGGAACACGGTGGTGACCAACGGGCTAGGGACCTGGCAGCGCATCAAGGCGGTGATCGTCACGGAGGGCAACGAGCACGCCACCGGCCTTCGGGCGGCGCTGGCCGTCTGCTCCGCCGGAGTGCTGGACGTGGACTGCTGTATGCTCCGCGAGGATGGGGTAGCGGGTGACGACGAGTTCATGCCCGGCGAAACCTGCGAATGGGTGTTCCGGGGCGACAACGCGACGCCGGCCGTGGCGCTGCCGACCACGGGCGCGGGCGCCCTCTCCGCCGCGGCGCAGGCCAGCATCAGCACCTACGGTCTGCGGGAGAAGGTGGTGGACGCCGAGGAGATCACCACCCTGAAACAGGCGCGGGCCTACGCGGCCGGCTGGCTCAACCGCTATGCCTCGCCCGTCCGAACCGGGCAGGTGAGCATCGATCCGGCCGACACGCTGGTGTGCCAGGTGGACACCTCCACGGACGCCCTGGCGACCACCGGCCTGGTGCGGGTGGACGGGCTGACGGTGCCCCTAATCAGCTACCCCACCCGCGTGCAGTACACGATGGCCGAGCACGGCGGGGAGCGCTGCGACCTGGACCTGGACAACCGGCGTCCGGACCCGGCGCTGTTGTTGCTCTACGCCCTCGGCGGCAAGAAGGGGCGGGGCGGGGGCGGCGGGCACCGGGGAGGCTCCAACCTGGTCAGCACTCCGGGCAACAGCGTGCCGACCGGAGACCCTGGCAGCAGCACGCTGCCCGTTCTGGCGCAGTACGGGCCGAGCGAGCCCGGAGTGTACGCCCGGACCTGGGACGCCAACCCGGACACCCTGGCGGGCGGCACTCGGACCCTCACGCTGTATGCCTCCGACGGGGTAACGCCCAAGGCACCGATACCGGGAACGCTAGTGCGCGTCTGGGTCGGCAAGAACTACCACATCCCCATCAAGGAATGGTCGATCTCCGACTACACGATCACCTTCGCGGCCGGTTGCCACCCGATCCTCGATCAGGTGGTGACCGTCGAGTTCACCCCAGGAGGCTAAGATGCGGCGTCTGTCCCTTGCTCTACTCGCCCTTGCCTGCCTCGTCTCGCCCTCCTGGGCGGACTTCGTGGTGGACAGCGGCAGACAGGTACGCTCAACTATCAACCTGGAGACCGGATCCCACTTGGTGCGCCCGACCGTGGACGGCGCGAACGTGCTGCGCGTGCAGACCTCCGGCAGTGTGGAGGTGCTGGGCGTTGCCACCGACACGCCGATGGTACGGGCCGCGAGCCTGACGATCGGCACGGGCGGCCACCTGTACCTCGGCGCGGGGAGCGTGCGGGCCAACGGCACTCAGCACCTCCTGTCGCAGGCGGCCGGTACCAACCTCATCACCCTGGGCAGCTCCACTGTCGCCAACGGGCTGAGTCTCGACAGCTCCTCCGGAGTCGGTCGCTTCACGGTGAGCGCGGCCGGCAACGGGTATTTCGCCGGCACCCTGACCACGGCGGGCATCCTGTACGCGGGCAGCGGCGGCGTGGCGTTGACGGTGGCGGACGGCCATATCGCCAGCACGGCGCTGCCCACGCTGCCCCACAGCGGCCTCTCGGGCCTGACGGCCGACGATCATCCCCTCTACCTGCGGGCCGACGGCGGGCGCGCCCTGACCGGCAACCTGCCGGCGGGCGGGTACCGCATCACCGGGCTCGGCACCCCCTCGGCGGGCAGCGATGCCGCCACGATGGCCTACGTAGACAGCCGCGCCTCCGGCATCACCTGGGCGGCGTCGGTCCTGGACAAGGACCTATCGACGCCCCCTGGCACCCCCGCGGTGGGCCAACGTTACATCGTGTGGCCCACGGGTACGGGCGCCTGGGCCACGCATGACAACGCCATCGCTGAGTGGAGCGGCGCCGCCTGGACTTTCACGCCCGCCAGTGGTGCTCAGACCACCAACCTCGCGCTGCTGGTGGGCGACGAGGCGAAATCCTACGTCTTCAACGGCACCGCCTGGGTCAGCTTCGGTGGCGCGGTGGCCCATGCGGACGTGACGGGCCCGGACGTGGGCGACTACCACACCCAATACGCGCGCCTGGCGGGGCGCGGCTCCGGGCAGACGCTGTACGGGAGCAACGTCGCGAGCGGCAACCTCACCCTCGGCAGCACCAGCCACGCCACCAAGGGCAGCCTCATCCTCGCGGACCTGATCGGTACGGGCGGGTTCCTGATGGCTGACAGCAGCGGCCACCTCTACTCGTCGAGCGCCGTCAATCTGGCCTCCCAGGTGGGCGGGCTCCTCCCGGTAATCAGCGGCGGTACCGGAGCCGGGACGGCGGCCGGAGCGCGCGTCAATCTGGGGCTCGACCAGCTCGCCAACGTGCCGCAGGTGCAGCTGCAGGCCGCGACGCCAGCGGCCAGCCAGACAGGCGGGCTGTGGGTGACGGGCGCGGCCAAGGCGGGAAGCCTGGAGGCCACGGCTGGGGGTCTCTCCCTGCCGCAGGGGCAGGCGGTGCGGGCCGGCGCGAACTGGATGCTGGGCCAAACGATCGACGGGACCGCCACCAACAGGCTGGGGTCGGACGCCATCAGCAACCCGCTGGCGATCTACACCAACACGGGCGCCCCCAAGGCCACACTGGACGCTGCCGGAGTGCTGGCGGTGCCGAGCATCGTCTCCGGCGTCGTGAAGAGCGCCGGCGGCACCCTCTCGGGCGGGGCGGCGGCGAGCGACCTCTCCGGCTGGCCGGCGGCGGTGGATATGACGGAGCTGGGGCGCCTAGACGGGGTGACCTCCGGCATCCAAGCGCAACTCAACGCCAAGGAGGGCCTGCCTGCCGGCGGGGACTGGACCTCGTATCTGAGGGGCGACCGGACCTGGCAGCCCTTCACGGCGGGCGTGCGGGGGCTGGTGAGCGCCACCGCGCCCCTGACCTACAACGGCACGACCGGCACCTTCGGCCTCTCCGTGGGGCCAGGCGTGGGCCAAGTGGCGGACGGACCCCACAACCACGACACGCGGTACAGCCTCCTGGGGCACGTCCACAGCAGTCTCGCTGCCTCGGGCGGGAGCCCTGACCCCGCCCTGAGCGTGGATGCCGTCGGCGTCACGTCGATGCTGGGGGCCAAGATCCTGGGGTCCGGGGCGGCGAACCTGATCCTCAATACGCCGGTGGCGAACACCTACCAGGCGTTCCTGACCTTCGCCGATGCCGCTGTCGCCAAGTGGACGCTGGGCAAGCAAGCTGACGACAACAGCTTCTTCCTGTGGGACCAAGGCGCCGGCCTCTACAACCTGCAAGCGTTGCCAAGTGGACGCCTCTCCCTCTCCTCCTCCAACGGCAACCTGTCGCTGACCGCGAACGGGGCCGGCTCCAGTGTGCTGTTGCCCAACCTCTCGGCCGGCGGGGTGGTGGGGGCGACGGCGACTACGGGGGCGCTGAGCATCGTGGCGGCGACGGCGGACCTCACGAGCGCCATCAGCCAGCGGCACGCGGCGGTGACGGCCGGGACGGGCATCGGGCTCTCGGGGCAGCAGGTGAGCGTGACCTACGGCACCACGGCGGGCACCTCTGCCCAGGGTAACGATAGCCGCTTTCATGACGCGGTGACCGCAGGGGCTGGCGTCAGCCTATCGGGGCAACAGGTCTCCGTGACCTATGGATCCACGGCGGGCACGGCGGCGCAGGGCAACGATGCGCGGTTCCACTCGGCGGTGACGCTAGGCGCGTCCTCCGGAGGGCTCACGCTGGCCGGCCAAGCGTTGAGCAGTCAGTACGCGGACAGCACGCACGACGGGATGCTGGCAAGCGGCACCTACAACTCCTTCGCTGGCAAGGAGCCGGGCCTCGGCAATCCCGCCACCGACGGGATGGTGCTGAGCAGCACGGCGGCGGGGGTGCGGAGCTGGAAGAGCCTGACCAACACCAACTCAGTGGTAAGGGCTGGCATCTCGAACGGCATTTTCCCGTTCGTCAGCCAGCTAACCTCGAACCCCAGCGATGGGTGGGGTCTCTACGACAGCAGCCTGTCCTACGGCCCCAACGGCACTGTGTTCTGCACGGCCAGTAGTTCATATCCCTCGCTACAGGTGCAGCAACTCAGCTCAGCCGGAATGGGCATCCGGGTCAACGCGGCAAGCAGCGCTGACGCGGCGATCGAGGTTACCGGGACCATCGGGGCATCGGGAGTCATCAAGACGAGCAGTAGCTTTGCGGTGGTTCGCGGCTACGCGACTACAGCAGGCTGGTCTGGCTCCATCACCACGGCAACCGGGACCATCACGGTCGTAGGCGGCATCATTACAGGCTACACAGGCTCATAAGGAGGCAACCACGAGCACACGAACGCGCATCGGTGGCGGCGTCGCGGCCGCCCTCGCCCTGCTGCTGCTGGGCACCCCCCTCCCGCGCCTGTGGGCGGCGGACGGGCCGGCTATCGGCACCCTGGACGCACGGAGGGCGCTGAGCGCCTGGCCGGGCCTGCCTGCCACACAGCAGGCGCTGAAGGCGGCCAAGGAGGCGGCGGACAAGGAGTTCAACGACGCACGCAACGCGGCGGCGAAGGAGCAGGCGCGGCTGAAGGCGGAGATCCGCAAGCTGCCCTCGGGCCAAAGCGTCGCCCGAACGGTGTTGCAGGAGAAGCACGACGGCATCGCTCAGCAGCTCAAGGCGCTGGAGGCGCGGCTGAACCGCGAGCTGGCCCAGCGCCAGCAGGCGGCGGACGCGGAAGCCCGGAGCGCGTTGCGGGCTGCGTGTGGGGTGGTGCTGGCTGCGGAGGGGCTGGCGGCCCTTGTGGACGCCGAGCTATGCTGGGCCGGCGGGCGTGACGTGACGGCG